CAAAGCTGGGGCCGGTCTTGGTGCGGGTGGAACAGGTGCAGGTTTAGCTTCTACTACTGCAATACCCGCGGGTGCTGGCCTCGCTGGATCTTCTGGTCTTGCATGGGGTCCATCGGTTGGAGGAATGGCTCCATATGTCGCAGGACCAGCAGCCGGATCTGTTAGTCCTACATTGGCTGCAATGGGTTCAGGACTAGAGGGACTTGCAAATTCTGGGCTAATCGGTGGCGGCATACAACAACAAACACTAGCCGGAATGGGTAATTTGATGAAAGGCCAGCCACTTTCTGAGGCATTTGGTGGGCTGAAAGAAGGATTTGGAAACATTGGAGAATCTGCTCAGGCTTTCGGAAAGGGAGACATTGCGGGGGGCCTTAGAGAATTCAATGAATTTGACCAGTTCCTAAAAATGGGTAGAAACGACGAAGATGAGGAACGAAGAAGAATGCAACAACGTGCGCTAGCCAGAATGGCACGAATGCAAAGTGGGAACATTCTTTAAATGGCCAACATAATCCCCGGACAAACTGTAAATATCAAAAGCTCCGATGATCAGGAATATCTCGGTCAACTGTTGGGCGAAATCGTAGACGACTACGAGGATCGCTACAGTGAATATATGCAGAACATCCGGGTGTGGTGGGACTGGACCGATGCCAAGCCTCGCTTTAAGGTAAAGGATTTCCCTTTCCGCAACGCCAGCAACATCGTAGTTCCTCTAATCCAAGCCATGTCCAATGCCATGGTCAATCGACTCTTCGGCAAAGTGTTCTCCGCAGGGCAGCGAGTCTGGGTAGCCAAAACTGACAACGAGGAAAGTCTGCCCATTGCCAAAGACGTAGTCCGGTGGATTAACTACGCGGCTAACGGCAACGACTTCAACATCAAGCTTGCCGTATACGACTGGCTAACTGAACTCGTCCCCATCGGCAGCAGTGTCATGGCGCTCAACTGGCGCAACGATGTGCGGAGCATTTTCTACAAAGCTAGCAACCGTGGAAAGATGGAGTACCAAAACGTCTCCTTCAAACGTGGCCCCATCATCGAGCACGTACCGCGCGAGCAGATTCTCTGGGACACCAACCACCGAATTGGTGATGCTCCTATTGTAATCAGAGAGCTTCACCTGAGTTGGAGTGAGCTAAATAATTTCGCCACGGTAAATAATTGGGATCTGGAAACCGTTGAAAGTGTAAAAAACCAGGGAGGTTTGCAGGGTCCCAGCCGTGATGTGGCCGAATCTAAGCGCCGCCAGGACATCCAGAACAACAACATCTGGGATGACACCATTCACGATATTCGGGAAATCCACGTAGACTTCCCCGTTCTAAAGGCCAGCGGATTCAAGGAGGACATCGTTGCTCCCGGTGAAGAGGAAGCCGGAAGACCGAGTGTTCCGCTGGTCGCCTATCTACATCGCTCGACCAATACCCTACTCAACCTGAAAGCCGAACCGTACTTCCTACCCTACAAACCTTTCTTTGACGGGTACTACCAGAAGCGGATCAGTCGGGGTTTCAGTGTTGGACTGGCAAAGCAACTAGAGCCGATGCAGGTTGCAATGACGACTCTACTCAACCAGTCGATTGACAGCCGAACTCGATCCAACAGCCTCTGGGCAAAAACCAGCAGGCGGGATCTACTCAACCGTCCCATCGATCCGCGCTTTCCCTTGTTCGTCCCCGAAGGGTCTACCTTTGAACCGTTGCAGCTTGGCGGAAATGTTCTCCAAGACACGGCAATTTTTAACATCGTCAACATTCTTGCCGAGCGGCTAACTGGTCAAGCCGATCCGGCTTTCGGTCGCGAGTCTCGTCAGGGTGGGCATCCCAGCCCTGCAACCAGTACATTGGCACTCATGGAAACTTCCGATCAGATGATCGGGACAACCCTGGAACTTATCCGTGAGCCCATCAGTAAGTTGGGCGAAGCGATTGCTTCTCTCTACCAGCAATTCGAGACGAACGAAGATGGAAAACTCCAACGCTCGTTGGGAGAATTCGACGCTCAAAAAGTGGAACAGTTCATGTTCCCCGAAAACTCCCCGGTCATCGGCAACATGGAATTCGACGTTTGTGCTCTAAGCCAGACAATGAATCCAGAAGCAGAGGCTGGACGAGCAGCACAGCTTTCCCAGTTGAATGTCCAATACTGGGGATTCGTCATGCAGGCAGTTCAAGTCATGCAGCAGGCTATGCAGATGGGCATCCCTGAAGTTGCTCAACTGGCTGGCCAGAGCATCAAGGCACAAACTAAATTCCAAGAAAGACTACTAGAGGCAGGTAACGTAGACGATGTCGAACAGTTCGTCGCTCGAATTAAAACAGGAATCCAACAAGACCAATCTCAGCTACAGGCTGTTGCTGACCGACTCGGAGGAATGGGACAAGCTGGCGGGGCTGTTCCACAGCCAGGGATGGCAGGCCCTCAAGCAGTTGATGCAGGTGGAACGGTTGCAGCACCTGGAGGTTTTGGCGGATAGTGACGATATCCAGCAGGTTGCCCAGCATAAGGCAATTGCCCGTTGGATTAGTCAGTTCTTTTCCACTACCGATGGCATAGACGATCAACTCCGAGAAGAAAAAAGAAATCTAAGAATCACTGAGTCTCAGAGCTTTAACGGTTCTGAGTTTATGAGCCCAGAAATAAACCAAGAAAACACAGAACTATAAACGAGGAAATACCATGCCCGATGATCCCATTCAGACTAATGGAGCGGCTCCTGTCGAAGCTGCCCCGGCTCCGGTTGCCGCCGAACCTGTTGCGGCACCTCCGGTGCAAAATGACAGTGTCTCTAGGGAGGAATTCAACTCCGTAGTATCGGACCTGAAGAGTAGTCTGGAGAGCGTCAATACCTTTTTCACGACGCTGCGTCAGGAGTCCCAAAGGGCACCTGAGCCAGCCCCGGTAAGCGACGACGATTTCAACACTGAATTCTACAACAACCCCAGAGAAGCAATCTCTTCGGTATTTGCAGAACAGGCTCTGCCTATTGTGGCCCAGAATGCCAAGGTAACTGCTCAAAATGCAGTTCACAGTCACAAAGCGGAAATCGACTCTACCTATGGAGAAGGTACTTGGGACAGTATATACGAACCACGGCTAGGACCAGTTATTGATGAAGCCCTACGAACCAATCCAGCAATGCTTCTAGACACCACTTCACTGGACAATGCTGTGAAATCAATCTCTGGTGACCCTGGTAATATGAATAAACTGTTTGAAATGAAGGCTAACTACAGTAAGAGTCAGCAGGAAATGGAACAGCAGAATCTTGAAAAAACGCGGGATTTCGTGGTAAATACCACAAATATGACAGGTGGGCTCAGGCGCAGCAGTTCTGGTCAGCCCAAGCTGGATGACGAACAAAAAGCCATACTTAAATCAATGACGGCAGAGACTGGAAAGCCTATGAACGAAGCCAGACTTGCAACATTGATGAATTCTGGTAATACTATCGATGAATGGGCTCAGACCAATGAGCCTACAAAACCCAATGGGAGTGCAGAATAATGCTTGGTGGTGGAAAAGACAACAACTGGTTGGCTCCTCTCGACGAGGAGGGAAACCGCCAGTCTGACGACATTGGGCTCGAATCAATGATTGGGTGTCACACAGGTTCTTACACAGGACTAAACGTAGTGAATCCTCAACCGGGATACGAATATAAGTGGGAGCGAAATACAGGTCCCGATCTTCTACGATCCCGTCAAAATGGTGGTCAGGTTGTCCAGAGCGGCGACCCGGAACGTGCTGCCATGAATGAGATCATCTCCGATGGACCTTCCCCGCTAGACACTAGCGACGTATACAACGATGTTGTCCTTATGAGGTATCCCGAAGAGCGCATGCGTGAGATCCGCGAGCGCGAACATGACACTGCCCAGAAAATGATGCGCGGTGGCGCAAATGATTTCATGGATAGGGTAAGTCAAGCAGAAGAGATGCTCTCTTCTGGAAGATCAACTAGATTCCGTCGAAGTGACCATAGATTGGACTATGTAAGCCCGCAGGGTGATGTAGTCGAACAGTGGGCACCAGAAGACGGGATTATTTCTTAATGAGGTAAATTAAATGGCAGCAAGAGATATTATGCCGTTTGTGTCTCCCCAAGGAGGGACTCTTGAAGTTCGCTACGGTTCTATGACCGCAAGCGAAACTTTTGAGGTAGGTGAACCTGTCAACATCGTGAATGCTGGCACGATCACTGAGCCCCCGGATGACGTTACTCAATGGATTATCGGTGACGGTGATAATCCTGATGGTACTGGTTGGGGCATCGCTTGTTATGGTCCCGGTGCTAGTAACATCGATCCGAAGACTGGTGTTGCTTTTGCCACTGGCGCAGAAATTGCCTACTGGCCTGGTAATCAAGGTACCCTCTTCATCACTGACAACTTCTTCGCCGCTGGGGGTGGGTCTGCTGTAGTACCCCTACAAACCGATGTCGGAGAATCCTACCAAATCACTTACGGTACATTTGGAACACCGGATGCTGGTTGGGGTGTTGAACAGACCGCTGGCGTAGCTGGCGTGGACTATCAGGCAATTGTTACTGATGTATTGGATTCACAGAAGGCTCCAATCCGTCTTAGTGGCAATGCTGGTGTCTACGTTGTCTTTGAGCTAGTCGGCGCTACGGGAGAAGCAAACTAATGGCTACACTTACACCGCAGTTCTTCCAGCTTTTGGAAGCCGAAGAGAAGGACGTGTTTTTCCAGTCCTTCCAAATGCAGAGTCTCAAATACCCACAACTGTTTGAAACTCGAAACAGTACCAAGGCATACGAAGACCGAATTCGTATCGCTGGTCTGGGCACGTTTGCTACCAAGCCCGAGGGCACGCCGGTAGCGTTCGATGACCCGGTGCAGGGTACCCAAGTCAGGACGGTCCATCAGACCTTTGCGCTCGGTTGGCGAGCAACCATGGAGATGATGGAAGATGACCAGTTCAATGTAATGAACCGGATGTCCAGTGAGCTTGGTGAATCTGCTCGTGACCATCAGGAGCGCCTCGCATGGGGCCTCGTCAATGATGGCTTCACTGGCACTACCTACACGGGATTGGATAACGATACTCTCTTTCAGGCATCTCACACGATCCTGAAGGGTGCATCGTCTACCACTTCCAACATCCTCAGCCCCGCAGTTGCGCTGAGCCAGACTGGACTGGAGTCCATTCTTACGCTGGCTAGCACCACTACGTCGGATGAGGGACGGTTCGTTGATCTCGCTCCGTCTATCCTCTTGATTCATCCCAATGAGCAGCACAATGCATACGTGCTCCTCAACACGGATTACAAGCCGGGTAGCGCGGACAATGATCGAAGCACCGTGGTTTCGAGTCGCAGTGGTCTGCGTCCGTTGGAGGTTCCGTACCTCTCCAGCCAGACCAACTGGTTCGTGTTCTCGCCTCCGGGCAAGAATACGTTGGCGTGGAACAACCGTAAGAGTCTCACCTTCTCGCGCGCACAGGATGCTGATACGTTCGATCAGAAGTTCTACGGAGCTTATCGAGCCAGCGTCATGTTCGACGAGTGGCGAGGATCTTGGGGATCCCAGGCGTAGGTTTTCCTCTTTTTCCTGCGTCTGTAGAAGACCTGGGGCACGTCAAAAAACTGCCCCACCTTAGCAACTAACCAGCCCTACGGGGCCAGCCTTCGGGCCAGTTAGGAGATTCAAATGAGTGTTCGTACACCCGGTGTAAAGTTTCAAGGTCCCATTCTAGGAAGTAACAGAGCAGGTAAAGGCTTGTTTGAGAATACTTCTGTGGGTCTTACTAGCCGCTTTCAAAGCCCCTACAAAGAATTCTACGAAGATTTCACGACTGTCGTAAGCACAGCCGGAATGGAAGATGCCGGATGGACGGAAACTTCGGCAGGTTCTGCCACTAATGCATACAGTCAAGAATTGGGAATGTTGGTTGTCAATGCTCACACAGTGGCAGACCAAGGTAGTAGTCTTCAGAATAATGCTGCTGGTACTACGTCAGCTACTTCTCAAGTTACCAATCTCCCTGGACCCATTACGTCTACGGATACTCTAATGGATGGAAGAGAACTAATCTGGGCTACCCGGATTGGTCTTCTTGTTGGAGATGGAACGTCTTTCGATAGCAAACTACTCATTGGATTTTTTGTGACTGATACTGCGCTGATGACTGCGGCAACTGGTGCTCTTGATCTGGCCACAGGTGGTGGTATTGGGTTTCATATTAATGGAGATACCGGAGACGGTTCTATTGATGCAGTTATCCAAGGTACGGATACTGCCACTTCAACCGATACGGGAGTTTCAGTTGGAACACTCAGTTCGACAATGGGCAATTTTGTAGACTTGGGGTTCCGTGCTCGTTGGGTAGATGCCGGTACTGGAACTGGTACGGTTGATTACTTCGTTAACGGTACCAAAGTAGTGACCGTCACTGATGGTCTCCCAATGCAGTCAACCCAGGTATACTCTAACAGCATTGAACTTATCAACGGACCTGCAACGGCAGATGAAGTAGATCTTGGCGTAGAATATATCTACAATGCCATTAGTCGGGCTGGTTTGACGTATCCCTATAACAGCGGCCTGAATTACTAGGAGAACCCACAAAATGTTTAGGACCTTTCTCACCACACTGGGGGTCCTCCTGTGGGCCTCCCAAAGTCTGGCGGCAGATTGGCTTAACGGCTGTCAAGCTGGCAGAACTGTTACGTCAGTTCAACGCAACGGGTTCGTCTGCACGAAGCCCACCAACGCATCCCAGGATCCGGCCATTTTGGATGTTGGCGCATGTGAGAATTTCGATGTTCTCATCTACGATGACCATGATGGTGATACTACGGCTGCAAGTAATAGTACCTATCTGTTGAAACATTGTCCTGCACCTGAGACAACCCTAGACGATGCAACGAAAAAGGGTGCTGCCTGTGTCACCTTTGATCCGGGTGGAGGCTCCTATACGGGTACCGGGGAAACTCTTGGTGCTGCTGCCCAGTGGTTTTGGGTGGACGTAGGCGGAACTGTACCTGCATCCAATGAGGGCATGGTTATCGTCCGGTGTAATGGAGGCCAATAATGTTCAAGTATATTTTGACCACCCTTTTGACGCTTGGACTGTTTGCCGGGGTCGCTCATAGCTATACCCTGAAGCGCGGCCCAGGACTAGAAGGTAACTCTAACGACGTATACATTAACAACTACGCCGATTGGCAGAATTTCTGGTACAAAAAGAAGAGGAATGATGATCGAGATAATGCTCATTTCTGGAAGAAGACAAACGTAATTCTTACAGATGACTTGGTTAAGAATACCCTGTCAGAGCCTGATGGGGCGCTTTGTAACGACGACACAAACTGTGCAGTTTTTCATGCTGAGCCCGGATGTTCAGGAGATGCCGGGTCTGGTGTAGATGATTGTTATGGAGATACCCCGACTGATTGGAAAGGTATTGATCTTACCATTGACTGTCAGGGACATGCTTTCGTCTACGACACAGCCCCTGGAGGAGATGAGACGACTGGGGAAATTCCTGACACTGAGCGGTATGCAATTCTGAGAATTGACCAAAGTAACTTTGGAGCGGCTGGAGATTATAAGGCAGCAACTACTGCTAAGTTTACAGTGCAAAATTGTCACTTTTCAAATCTAAATGCAACCACTAGACAAAGTGCTATTACGGTAGACCATCCAGCCCAGATAACTACTAAATTTATAAACATCACTGATAACGAAAGTGCTCAGACTATTGGAGACGATCCTCTAGCGAACAACACCAGAAGTATCCGGTACGTTGATAACTCTGATCCTTATTACACGGTTGTATATGACTCTCGATTGAGCCGGGGCATTGGCCACGATGATGGAGCACAAAATTACAACTGGGCACTTAGAGATAATCTGTTGTGTTCTGGGGGGGTGAATAAAACTGGAGACGTAGGAATTTATTGGGATGCTAAAGGATCTACTTTTCCTACTAATATAACTACAGATGGGCTTGATTATGTTAACTGTAACGGATATGCCGTTTATCTAAGACATACAGATCTTAAAGAATCAAATACACTTTATGATGAGGCTGGGTTAAGTAGTGGTCAAAGTACTCTACAGTATTTCATTATTGGAGATGACGCAACTTCGGATGATGCTGGACAGTCTCCTCCTAGATTGTCTTCCCATCATTCTACCAATGCGGAATTTTTGCTTGGAAGTAATGATTCCAATTCTGCGCCGTATATCTACGGAATTGCAGCAACTGATGGCATCACTCTAGAAGGAGAAATTAACGGTCTGTTTTCCGCCCCGGCAACTTGTGCTTCGTTTGCAAATGGAACGTCTACTTATAGAGAAAATTTTCTCTCTGCCGTTGGAGGAATTTTTGATATCTCCCATGCCACTGATACAAGCGCAAAAATTCTAGGCTCTCTAAACGTTAAGCTGAAGTCTAATATTGTCAGTCAAGTAGGAGAAGTCTGTGCTCCTGGCCAGGGAATTCCGGCTAATTTCATGTCTGATGAAATGGAAGATGCTTGTGTAACTGGAGTTAATGGGTGTACTGGAATCATTGACCTTCCCGGTGTAGGTAAATGGCAAATTCTCAACTCTGGATATCAGATGTTGCCGGGAACTTTTCAATGGAAAGTTACAGATAACGATAATGACGAAGGGGAAGAGTTTTGCGACAAGGGGCTAGATAATACAACAGTCTCTACTACCGATGGTGGCGTCTCTGGAGGTTTGGTTTGTAACACCGAGTTTGGTGTAAGAAACCTTACTGATGGAACTCAAGGTGCCTGTGGGGATGATGAAACTGACGGTGACATACTCGTAGCTTATTGTGACGCTCCGAGAAGTCACTCGCACTAAGGATGAAAAATCTAGCGTTTACAGTTGCTAGCTTGTTGTTGCTGGTAGCCCAGCCACTAGGAGCATTTACCCTTAAACACGGACCCAAAACGTATGAATCTTGGGCAGATACTACGTCGAATAGAATTAAAACCAACACAGGTTCAGCAGACACTTGGGTCGATATTAATACACACCGAAATATTGAAAGCAGTACTTCGGATTGGACGGAGGTAACTGAAGGGTTCAAATACACCGGGACGGAAACACGGGATTTTCTAATCCTCCATACGGCAGATATAAGTGGTTACGGGACTGGAAATCAATTTACAGTGAAGTGCAGTACGAGAGTTACCAAGAGTACAGATGATGGAAGTTCGTTTTCCACTGCTGTAGTACCTGATACTTTAGCGGGTTATTCTTGGGCACTTTGGGGAAATATCTACATAGAAACAGAAAGTGTTGCATCGACTGGTGTCACCTCTCTTTCTACTGGAGACATTTTAAGAGTAGAAGGTAAATGTACAGCAGCCTCTGGAATCCCCTTTATTTCTGGAGGATCTTGTCCCAACGGTGGAGGGGCATGCGGGAATGAGAAAGACTTCAGAATATTTATAAGAAGTATGAACTAATGAAGATTTTATCCTTTCTACTGGTAGCATTATTTTCTTCACCCATTTGGGCTAGCCATCTAAGTTCCCAGGAGATTAACGCTTCTATGCTTCTCCAAGAAATCAACCAATGGGACCCATATGGCAATGTCTACAGTGCTGCAATCAGAGCAAAGGAAGAACAGTTAAGAAATCTCATCCAAGAACGCAGTGGAATTTTGGCCCCTTCTGAGGCAGAATTAGGGTTGAAGCTGGATTATTACATCAACCTGTTCACCCATGAGGATGAACACCATGAAGACTAATGAATGGTGAAATAAAAAGGCTGGCGTATTCGCTGATCCTGGCGGCAATCCTGGGGGCATGGGGATTTGCCGCTACTCGTGCATCCAGTGATGATTTAGATAAAGTAGATTATAACAGCAAACAAAGAGATAAAGAATTAGAGGAATCGGGGGAATGGTTCCGAGATAAATTACATGATATGAATGTGGAGCAGGCAGCTTTTCGGGCACAAGTTCGCGAAGCTCTAAGAATTCCACAGCCAAGAGGTAGATTACATGATTGAATACATTACTGAAAATGCAGCACAATTGATCCAGACTTTGATTCAGATCTGCGGAGCTTTCGCAGTAATCGCCACGCTTACCCCAAACACCAGCGATAATGCCATTGCAGATTTTCTACTCAAACTGGTCAATGGTTTGGGCGCTAACTTTGGAAAAGCTTCCAATAAGTGAGCATTTTTACTCTTACAGGTATTTTATCTGGTGTAGTTGGTCTGGTATTGTTGGTTTTTGTAGGTTACCAGATATCCAGAAAATCTGAAGAAATGGGAAAAAATGAAGCTGAATCCTCCTTATTCCAAAGAGGGGACGATGCTCAAGAGGCACAGAATGAAGAAATGGTACGTCAGCGCGGTAATCTTGTTAAGCGGGCTGAGCATTGGTTGCAGTCTATCTCTAACAAGGGTGCCTGAGCTACCCGCTCATTGTATTACCGAAGAAGAGTGGGGCCACGATCCCGACATCTTTATAGAGCGAATGAGCTACTGCGGCGAAGCCAACTGGACTCAGGCTGGCCGCTGTGCCAGAGAGGATTATCTGGAAGCCTACTGCTACGGGGTGAATGAATACCGAGCGACTCTGGGGGCTGATGACTGATGGGAACCGTTACCTGTGAGGATGGTAGAGGATACGACGGTTATATCAACTCGTCTGGGAATTGGACTACCGGCGAGAATACCCTATCTCCTGGTGATGGTTACATTGGTTATATGGGCTTCTCTCTCGACTTCGACACCCAGAGAACTTCGGAAAGCGAGCGTGGACTTGCCCTAGATCCGGCAATTCCCACAAGCCTGAGTATTACCCTGACACATACGGGGTTTGCAGGGGCTGAGTTTTGGACTGGAAGTATTGCCGCAAGTTTTGTCTATTACACCCACCTTGCATATTCAACAGTTACTTCTCAGAATCCCTGGTTCGGATTTACAGGCTACACCAGTGCGGCATTTTTAGGTTGGACTCCTGGGAATCTTAGGGAACTCTCGCTTGCTACAAGTTCTTCTGTAATTCTAAATTCCAGCAGCCTCACACATACGATTGAGATTCTTCCTGCCACGGAGCGGACTGAGAATCAGGACAAGCTATTCGGTTACATGAATAACAGTAATTGGGATGGCATACTGGGAGTTAATCTCTACATCAATGGGGATGATCTTGGTGGTTTGACCGCTGATGCCACATTCCACGGAGGGAGCAACGTCAATCGCCCAGTCTTTAGCTATGATGAGGTGAAGTTCAACACAGGACATGATGTTGGTGGAGTGAATCGTCATGCCAAGGCAATCCATTGTAACCGTAGCGGACTTCCCGCCATGTCTGACCAGTTGGTAGAAGACGGTTGGACAGAAGGCATGTATGTTCTAAGCGACTGGCACGAAACAGAGGATCGATCTCAGAGATTCATTAATACCTCAGATACTGAGGGAACTAGTGATGACGATATAACGGGGTTTTAGTTATGGGTACACAGACTTTTTACGCTGTATGGTTAGAAGTAAGACTGGCACTGGAAAACCGGACGGATATAACT